TTGCCTTTTCTCTGAAGTAAATCAAGATTCCCACTGACAGAATTCACAGTGACTCCATATACTGTTTTTAAATTACTTCCATCAAGTCTGTAATTTGCCATTATGCAACTCCCATTGAACGTAATATTTCAGTATTGGTTGAAAGTTTTCTATCAATAGATTTCAGAAATTCAGTATTATCTGCAATCCTTGTTGTTTCTTCCAACATATCATCCATGAGAGCAACAGAATTCCTGACTTCTCTCATATCGATTCTCATTGCATTGATGTTTCCTTCAAGAAGTCCGGCAGTCTGCTCTGTTATTCCTGCAATTGCTCCTGTTAATCCTTGTGGAGAACCAAAACCTTCATCATCTTCATCTCCGAATAATTGACCCAAACCAAGTGCATCGAATATTTTTTTAGACCCCACTATTCCTTGTCTGAGAGCATTAGATAATATATCAATTTCTCCTTCATCTAATCCATTTGATTCAAGAGCATCTGAAAGGGAGATATACCATTCATCAAGGAATCCTTCCATAATTTGCCTGTTGAATGATTGCATCAAAGCATTCTGCATTATTTGTTCAAAACTCTGAGCAAACACTTCAGCAGAACTTAATCCTGATGCAAATCCATCTGCAATTCCATCAGCAATTGAGTCAGCAGTTGTTCCTGTCAATTGTAGATGCAACTGGTCTGTAATCTCTTTGATTGCTATATTCTGAGCATGGAGATTCTCAGGAGTCAATAAAGTGAAAGTTCCATCACCAAGTTTTGCATATTCAGCAACCAACTCTTGAAGTACAGGGATTGTGTCTTTCATTAATTGAAGCGACCTTGTGAGTGGTTCAATTGTTTTGTTTGGGTCTCGCATCGCTTTCTGTGATTCATCGGAATTCATAGCATCTAACATTGACTGAACCATGTTCCAACCAAATCCTGTTGAAACATCCTCATTTCTCTCATATTTACTCTTGCTTGATGCTCCCATAATAGTGCTTAAAAGACCAACTCCAGATGATACTTGTCCAAGAATATTGCCTGATGTAATAGCTGTTGCCAGACTGGAAATTCCTCTTGCCATCCCTCCCATTGTATTGAGTGTTTTTGCAAGGTTTTCATCCAGACCTGTGACAATATTAGCAAGATGGTCAAAGGCATCTCCAATCTCCCTTATATGTCTGATTGTTCTTTGAGCCATATCATCTTCAACTTCACCAATACGCTCAAGAAGTATTTCCTTTTCATCGGCAAGCCATTCTTCAGATTTAAGTTCTTCTTTGAGTCTTGCAAGATATTCTTTTAGTCTTTCATCAGTGAATCTGTGATATGACTTCAGGAGATTTCTGTATTTCTTATTGTGTATTTGGAGTTCTTCTCTTGCTAATTTTTTATTAAGAGCAATTAAGTCATTAAGGTCTTTCTTTTTTCTTTCCTTCTCTCGTTTGTCTGTTAATTTGTTAGCATCTTCAGTTTCTTTTTCAAACTGCTTCATCTGTTCTTTGGCTTTTTCAATTTCTTCCAGTCTGGCTTCAGCATCAGCCCTTCTTTTGTCAGACGCTTTCTTCTCATTGTCAGCTTCAGTTTTGTTTCTGTCTGTGACTCTATCTTTCACCGCTTGAATCTGTTCCTCTATTTCAAGCTGTCTTGCAATAATATCATTTATTAGTTTGTGTTTAAGCTGTGCACCAACAAGACTCTTTTCCCCAAGCACATAAATGGAACGAAGTCTCTTTTCAAGGTCTTCAATGCCAAGACCAGCCCCTTCAATAGCAGTTTTAGCTCTTTTGACTTTTGAGCCAACTGGCAAAGCTGTTGCAAGTCCTTTGTTTGTGAGAGCTTCATTGAGTTCTTCTCTTAATGTTGCTTTTTCAAAGGCTTTATTCAGACCAGACACCATGCTATCAATAATATCAAGTGTAGCATCCCCAAAATCAGCCAGTTCAGCCTTAATATTATTCCAGAATATCTTTGTTTTGTTTCCAGTTTCCTCAAGTTGCAGTGCAAGAGCATCATTCTTTGAACCAACTGAATCAATCATTTCTCCATATGCATCGGCAAAATCCCTTCCTTCATCAGCACCAAGAGCCAGTAGACCGATTAATCCTCTGACATTAGGAAGAAGTTTTCCAAGAATCTTGTCAGAGCCGCCTGTTTTCTCATTCAAGTCCTTCAGGAAGCCTGTGAGTCCCTTTGCTCTCAGTCCTGCTGTACTCCACTCAATACCCAACTTTTCAGCCATTTTGGCGGCATCTTCGGAAGGTCTCACAAGAGATGTCAGGAAGCCCCTTATCGCTGTGAAGAATATTTCAGGTCTGACAGTTTTTGTTCCAACAGAAATTGCAGTTGTCAAATCAGCAAATTCAAGTCCAACCTGAGATGCAAGTCCTGTCACCATTCCAATATTAGTTGCAAGCTGTTGCATGTTAATTTTACCGAGTCGAACTGTGGTAAATAGCTTATCAGAGATTTGTTCAGCAGTCCCTGCTTGTTTCCCATATGCATTCATAATGGAAGTCAGGGCATCAGCAGTTGTGAATGTGTCAGTCAGACCAGCAGTTGCCAATTCAGCAGATACTCTGAGAACATCCAGAGATTCAGCAACATCTGTGATTCCTGCTGATATTATCTGATATTCTGCTTTTGCAAGCTGTTCAGCAGTCTGTGGGAGGATTCTTGTCAATTCAAGAATTTTATCAGAGACTCCTTCAATATCCTTTGCAACATCATCAGATATTGTTGAGACCTCAATCATTGCTTTCTTGTAATCTCTTGAGAATTTATACATCTCAGCACTGATTTTCCCAAATGCAATAGCTCCACCAATCGATAGACCGGCAAACACATCCATTGTGGAGATGTTCTTAGTCAATCCGGCAAGAATCCCTTTGACTGCCAATGCTCCACTTTTTACTCCAGAAGGGTCAATCCCTGTTTTGAAGAACAGAGCATCCCCACCACCAACATTCAATGGCATGATTCACCTCAAGTTATTAATCGCTTTTTGCAGTTTTCCTCATTCCAAATGTCCCAGCGAATTCTTTCAGGATGCTGACTGTTATGCACTCCAGCATTCATGTATTTCCCGGCTTTGTCATAATCTCCTTTTTCAAAGTAATAGACAGTAAGCCAGACAAAAATTTCATCGATTATCATATCAACATGGGAAGCAAGTAATCCTTCCATCTTCCCGGCAGTTTTATTTGCAATTTTGACTCCTTGTTCAATCCATTTGACAGCATCTTCTCTTTTTTCCTTTGTTGCATACCAATATCCAATATGAAAATGTATCATTGGAAGCCTGTCAGAGAATTCATCAGCTATTTTCTTGAATTTCAATGCTCTTTTGATTTCATTATTAGTCACACAAGATGCGACAAGAATATTGAAAATCTCAAGATATGCAAACCAACCATCATTAAATTCACCTTTTTTCTTGACATCTCTCATCATTTTAATCCATTTATTACTGTATGCCATTACATTTTTATGATCCCTTTCAGTGTGATAAGTTTTAATAATGTGAGTCAGCATTTGCAAATTATTGTTATCTTTTTTGTATTCTCTCAGAAGAATTGGAAGTGTTCTATTCATTTTCTCTTTTTTCAGATATTGCTTGCCCTCAAACATATATCCAAAATGAAGTAGATTCACATCATTTGCTATAAAATATGGCTCTGTCGGCTGTGGTTTATTATGAGCCGCACCAGTATATAATGGCTTCCCTTCTGGATTATCAAATATTCTTGCTTGCTGAACAACAGACCTTTTTATTTTGTCAATAGATAAGATATTAATGACATTCATAAACATTGTTCCAAACTCAGAATATTCAGGATTTAAAATCATATCCTGAAGAAGATATAAGCTGTCCTGCTCAAGTTGTTCATCTGCATCAATGATAAATATTTTCCTTCCACTTGCCAGATTGATTCCATAATTTCTATGTTTTGAGAAGTCAGCTTCCCATTTCTGGAATTCTACAATATCAGCATACTTTTCTGCGATCTGCTGTGTTCTGTCACCTTCCTGAGTGCATATAATAATCAATTCACACCAGTCCTGATATGTCAGTGGAAGGATTGAGTCAAGACATCTCTGGAGATTTCCTTCTTCCTTACCAACTATCATGCAGATTGATAGCGATATTTTAGAGTTGACCTGAGTCGGTTCTTGTAGAATATACCAACCTTTACCATGACATTTAGGGCAATTCGTTTCAAATACTTCGATGTCTCCTATTGTTTCAGTCTTAAAATCAACTTCACCTGGTTCTGTTTGTTCTATCTTGCCATTTACGCATCCTTCAAATTCACACTCTATCGCGTTGGGGACATATCCAGTCCCTTTACATACAGGACAGACTTCGGTTGATGTTTCTGCTCCATTTTGCACTTCAATAGTGCCTTCAAAACAGTTTGGATTTGTGCATTTTGGTTTTTCCATCATTTGAACACTCCTTCGATTTCACTGAAGTCTTGAATATTCTGATATGTATCTCCTTCAGCAGTTTTTCCCTTGTTGGATTTGGCTTCTTTGTCTTTCTTTTTCTGATATTCAGATTTTGGTATTGAGTTTATCATCATTTGTAAGTTTACCCAGTTTATTTCCCAGAGAACATAATCCAATGTGAAATGAAAATATTTTATTGTTTGACTGAGAGTTCTCCAGCAGTTTCTGTATTCTGTGGGGCAGTTCCCATCTTGTCCTGAATCTGAGTCATCTGATTCATCCCCTTGACCAAGATGATAGATTGCAAATATTCTGTGATTCTCATTTGTTTCACAACTATATGTAAAAGTTGAAATAACTCAACAGTGGTTAAATTCCATTTGATATAATATTTCAGCATGAATGTTGGCTTTGTTTTTGAATCAGTCAATGCAAGTGCAATGACATTAATCATTTTGTTGGCATGTTTGTGGAGTGATTCTATTCCTTCAGCAATATAATTCTCAACATTTTCAACTTCACCTATATCATGAAGGATTTTTGATATTCGAATCAGAGTACCATAATGCAATGGCTTTAAAATATATGTTCTGGAAGTCTTGAGAATTTTGAGTCTGTGAAGAATATTCGGATTTGCAACTGTGATTTCAACAGGAATGCCTTCATCAACAATTACATCAGATGCTTTTTGCAGAACTTCTTTTTCATCCAGTGGTTTTTCCACTTGAGCTTTTGCGGATTTCATTTTAACATCTCCTTATGTTAAGCAGGGAACATCTCTGATCCCTGCTTATTAATTTAGCTTCTTGTTCTGGTTATCGGAGCAACATTTGTTGTCGTGTTTTCGCCAACAAGCACTTCAGCTTGGAAGTTCAGAACTCCCGGCTCAGTTGCACCTTTGTTTGAGAATCTAAGGTCAGCACCAGCCCCAAATTCTGCTCTTGGAATTGCATATGTGTATTTTACACCACCAAATGTCTTTGAGACAAGTTGTAATGCTTTTTCAACAACACCTCTTGGAGCAGTTGGAGCAGTCCAGACATTGGTTGTTGTGTTATTTGTTCCCCCAAAAGCAAGCACCATCAAATGCCCTGCTTGATCTCTTGTTGAAAACTCAACCATTTTTGCTCCTGCCTCAGATATCACAGTATCAGGATATTCTGAGTCTTCCACGTAATACTTACTTTTTGTCGGAATTTCAAGTGCCAAGACAGCACTGCCGGGAACAATATTATATATTGTTGTAAATGTTGACGGCATTGTATATGACGTTGTGTCTACTGTGCCAACTCCTACACTTTCCAGTCCAACAAGACGATATTTACTCATGTCTTGCTCCCTTCATTAAAAATTATGTTTCAATAGTGCATCTAAGCCTCAAACTTCCATAACTCAAAGTTTCATCATCGATGTCTTTAAGTAGAGACTGACTTTCAATTACAAATTCAAAATACTCTGAAGTCCCACTTGTGTATGCTTCAAGAACTAAAATGACAGCATCAACAATTGCAGTAATAGATATATCATCAGACAATCCATTTGCAAAATTTTCAGCATAAGCATTGATGATAACAGTGGATGCTTGAGTGATAGCTCCTTCATTCTTTGAAATCGGAAGACTGGTTATGACAACGCATTTCCCTTGAGTATTATTTGGTCTGCTGAATCTATAAACAGCCCCACCATCCAGTGTAGTTGTCACAGATGCAACATTAACAACAGGAAAAAGTTTTTCAATTATATCAGTTATTGTTTTCATTCCAGTCCTGCTTCTTTCAAAAATGATTTTATATCTATGAACTCAGGGACTGATGTTGTGATAACATCCCAGCCTTTAGACTCTAATGGAGAAGCATATTCCATTCCTGCCACGCCTATGAGCCACATTTTGCCATCTGTAAGCATCCCTTCATCCATAATTACATCATCAACAGCTTTCTCTGCATAATATTTGGATTCTTCACCTGAATTGTCTCCCCCAGAATAGTCACTGTATAGTGTTCTCCCATCCTGAACAACATCATAAGCAATAGAACCTCTGAGATTTGATGTCCTGTCTTCATAATCCCCATAAGTTCTGGCATCATTCACAAACTGTTCACCAAAAAAAGCAAGCCCTTCTGCAAGTTCTTTCTCTTTATTGTCAACAAATTTGTCAATGTTACTGAACATCAGTGGAAGTGAGAAGGCGGCTGTTAATCCCAGCATTATATTTGCACCTCAGTGTGAAGTTGATAATTCAACAGATTAATTATTGAGAATTTCTCAACATAATCATCAAGTGATGTTGTGAGAGTTGCTGTTTCTCTGTCAATTGTTTGAGCAATTAAAGGTGTGCTGATTGAATATCTGACTTTTTTTCTGTTCCCATCAGTATCAATGGCATATCTCTCAGTCTGTGGCTGTGCATTAGCCACAGTTGAGAGAGTTGTCAGAGTTCCCTGAGTATATGCACCAGATGTGGCGTTAAAATACTCAGTTCCATCCATCCATGAAATGACAACAGTATTTGGAAACCTTTGGAATCCCATAAGCCAATTCCTTACCAGAAATTTGTCCTTGCCACAGAGACTTTCCCTGTGACTTCAGGAACATTTGCCTGACTTGAAATCTCAGGAAGTACAAGTCCCCACTTATCATATAACCTCTTTCTCAGTTCAAGGAGTTTCTCAACTGGGTATTTTATCCCTGTCCTTCCATCACTGAGTTCAGGATGTCCGGAAAGAGAGAGGTATATGTCAGCCATCACCAAATCAATGCTCTGTTCTGCACTGGCTGTGTATGTTCCACCAGTTGCAATCCCTGCATCAAGCAGAGATTTCTCAAACAGATTGTCGTTTTGGCTTCGATATTCAGTCAATGACTTTAATGCTTCAAGATTTGTCATTTTTTATGACCATACAGTTGCAAGAACATACATATTGAAACATTCATCAACACGTGTCCATGAAGGGAATGCATTGCATTCACCCTTTGTGAATTCCTGAACAGGATCAACATCAGAGAATTTCGTTATTAAGACACCATCTGCCTTGCTCTGAGTAACCTGTTTCGGTGGATTATCCTCTTCAGCGATTGGACCGTAGAGCATTCTTCCAACAGCGAGATCGGGAATGAAAGTCACATATCCAGTTGTCCACGGATTTGCTGTGGTCTGAGTATGATCATCATCCTCAATCGTAATGGTCTGATCGATGATAAGAATTGTCGGAAGAGCACGGGCTTTCAACATATCATTTGCCTGTTCTTTTGTAGGAGTCAATTTAATTCCTGCTCCAGCATAAATAAAACCATAAGTGTAGTTCTTGGTCTCAGTTGATGTTGAGAAATATCCCCAATCAGTTTCATTCATGAGAGCATATTTCAAGGTCACACCATATGTTTTGGCAGTAGCTACGGTTGTAATAAAATCAGTGATTGGAGTTGTAGTTCCAACTGCACCAGACCACGCTATTGCCGCGGCTGATTTATTAGCACTTGGCATCTGGAAATCAATCGCAGATTCAGTCACAATTCCATTGTTTACAGATTTTGTGAGTGTCAGTGCCGGATAAGAAAGGATTTTTAAGGCTATCCATTCAAGTCTTCCTCTGACTGATTTGTGAACAAAATTTACATCGTCAAACACAAGTTTCAGGAGTTTATCTTGGTCAGGATTTGCCATGCGTTTTAACTGATTATATTTGTTCAAATCAGTTTCCTGCATAACTCTCTTGACTCGTTCTGAAGGAATCGTTCCGGTCAGCTTGTCGATGACTTTGCGTGTTTTGATTGGAGCGGATGAATTATAAGATACAATATCAGCCGCAACAGGTCTTCCCTCAGAACCGATCAGAGTATCATACTTCAATTCATCTGTGGATTCGGCAGGGAAGAAATCGGGATAATAAAAAAGCAGTGGTAAGAGATTATTTATATAAGTCCCAATGGACTTTTTATTAATCTCGCTAAGTAAACTATATTGCATACCCATTGTTTAATCTCCTTATATTGAATTGAATTAAAAAAATCAGGAAAAGTTCATTCTTGCTGTCAGATTAGTTTTCTGACCAGCATCAACAGGATAGGGTAGCTTGCTCTCATTCACTTCACCTCTGGTGACAATTCCCACATTGACATTATTGAGAGTCTTATAATCATCTTCTCTGACTCTAATAACATTTCTTGTAAAGCCTTCAGCGTCATATTGCCCGGAAAGTGTTGCCGCAACAACTGAAGAAGCGGCAGATTCTTCGCAAATAATACTGGCAGTCGCCAAATCACCAATTGCTGTCTCAGTTACAATTGTATCTACGGTTGCGGAAGTGTGAGTGATTGAAGAAATGGTTGAAGCTGTTGCCGCACCATATTTTGAAATGAACTCACCAACCTTGAACAGACATTTGTATGTCGCATCAGCTACCAAAGTGATAGTCACGGCGGCAGATGTAGTGCTATCTGATTTCTGAGACTTCACAACATTAAAGATGCCATCAGTGCTTGAAGATTCGGCAACCATTACTCCAGCACCAAGAACAGACATGTCAGTGGCAGATTCACTTGCCTTGATTACGCCTCCACCGGCAATATCACTCAGAATTTGTCTAAAGACGGGATCATACTGAGTACCTGATGTTTCTTGGACATCAAGATTGTTTTCTGAAAGATTTTGCATATTATGCTCCTTTTTCTTTCAACTTGTTAATTATTTTGCTAATACTTGCCTTGAAGCCAGACCGCCAACTTCTGTTAATTCTCCAGCCTGTCTTTTGGCAAAGTCAGCAACTGTCTGGTCTGCAAATACGTCAGAACCAGCACTCTTTGCAGGAGTCCCACCATCAGCAACGATTTTGTCATTATCGATCTGTCTCTGTGTAGTAAACTTACCTTTCAATCCCTCAATTTGAGTCTTGATTTTATCAGGTTCAGTTTCTGTCACAAATTCAGACCAGTCTTCAGAAATCTTTGCTTCTTTCAGGGCATCAGACACAAATGCAATCCTGTCCTTCTCTGACATATTATTTTGAACACCATTGACTGTTTCTGTCAATTTTGTGATATTCTCAACCACTGTTCCCACAAGAGTTGTGAGTTGTTCAATTCTTTGATCTTTGTCAGGATTGGTTGTCATGTCTTTGTCCTTCTCCTTGATTTTCTCCAGTTCAGCTTTTTTACTTGCTTCTTCCTCTGCAAGCCGGATCACTTCATCTTCCTTTTCTTTGTCTGCTTTCAGTTTATCATCATGAGTTTTTACTGCTTCACTCACTCTGTTGTCTGAAATGGATTGAGTATGTTTGTCAAGTTCATCTTCAGGAATCCCTGCTTTCTTCAGTGCTTCCCTGATGCTTGCATCCCTCTCAGTCCGAACTAAATTTGCAACAGCAGACTCAATTTCAGTTGCTGAAGTAACCTTGATTTTCTCCCACAGACCCTCAGAAAGACCTACTTTTTTGAGTGCTTCCTTGATTAGAGTTTCCATTGGTTTTTGTTTCCTTTCGATTAATGTTTAGAGTTATTCTCTTTTATTCTGAGTATTCATGTATTGCAAATACCAATGATGCTGTCTGTGCTCCTGCCGCATTTGCTATTGCCGCCCAAACACAAGTACCTACCGGGAATCTTTTACTCATAATCTGTACTTCAATCGGATTTGATTGCTGAGGATTTGTATCATCTCCCCTGAACCATATATCAGTAAAATCTCCAGCAATTTCACCAGCAGAAGCAGTTGCACCAAAATATATCCGCATTTTATATAACGTATTTGAATTTACTGCTGTAATCATAATTTTATGGAAATCAAATTGTGTCGTTCCTGCTCGAATTGGAGTATCATCTGCACCAAGTATTTGTAATGCTGTTCCGAATGTTGAATCTGCCGCCGCTGTAAAATCATAAGTATAAAAAGCAGTGCCGGATGTATCGGCAAATACAGTCGCAGTTGGATTTTGGTTACAGCTAATTAACCGTTCAAAATTATGGAAATGCTCTTCAACTATTTCAACTTCAGAATAAACTTCGCTGTTGCTCAAGTCACCAATTGTTTCAGCTTGGATATTTAATGTGGATAGTAAAAATATAATCGGGATTAATATTTTCATTATTGAACTCCCCATGTGATGTCTCTGAATATTGCTCTGATATTGCTCCCTGATTTCACCTTCCCAATTCCTTTGTCAGTTTCATCACATTTCATTAATATTCTGAAGTCAAGTGGAATTTCATCAATAGTGGAAGCTGTGGTTGCATATCCTTTCAATACGCTGAGAGTGAACACAGTATTAACATCTGGAAGGTCAACATAAGATGCCAGATCAGTCCATGTTCCATTCTTATTCCTTGCCTGCGGTTTCCATTCCACATCACCAGTGGCAGTCAATGCTCTGATTTCCACTTTAATGTCAAAGTATAAGTCTACTAAAAATTTGTGAGAAGGAATTGCTGTTTTCTGATTTCCGAAAACCAAGTCAATGGATTTGGTGAATAAGACAAGTTCTGCCGCCGCAGTGCCTGTTGTATCCATTGTTGAGTATTGAACTCCTGAAGAGGTCAGGTCTCCGGTAACAAGCTGGAATGTAACATCATGAGCAAGTGTGATTCCTGTCGGTGGTTCAGCCCTGAGACCTGATGGAAGAATCATCAACATTAAAACAATCAAAAGTTTTTTCATAACTGCCCCCAAACATAAAAAAAGCCAAGAGATATTGACATCATCTTGGCTTTTCCAACTATGATTTGAATTATAATTCAGATTATAATATTATTTTATGGTCTCAGACCTCTTAATATACACTGGTTTTCCAGCTTGTATAACAATATTAATTTCACCATAAAAGGGTCTGTTTATTTCATTGCGTATCTCGCCAGATTTTTCACATAGATTCCTCACATTTTTTATTAATAACATAGAAGGAATGTTTTTATTTTGTTTTAACATATCACCATCATAATATTAAAGTTTTTCGTTATTGTCAAGTTATTT